GAACCGTTCTAACGTCCCACGCTGGATAAACTAAACCGCGTGGAGACCAACATCATAAAATGCGGTGACGCCCTACAAGAACTCAAAAACCTTGCAGATAACAGCATAAACACCATTATCACCTCACCGCCATACAACAAAAAAGGTATCCAAAACGGCAAAACACAAAACAGCAACCAAATCTGGCAGAAACACAATATTGACTACAACGAATACCACGACAACATGCCAGAAAACGAATACCAAAACTGGATAATAGAAATAATCAACGAACTACACCGAATCATCACCCCCGACGGATCAATCTTTTTCAACCACAAACCACGCCGACACAACAACCAAGCACGGCTACCCACCGAATTCATACACAAAACAAACGCACACATATATCAACTGATCATCTGGAACCGCAAAAACAGCCCCAACATACGCAAAGACCATCTGCTTCCAAACACCGAACACATCTACTGGCTATCCAAAGACAAGCCAAAAACATTCCGTGACAACATAGACCCCAAATATCTTGGCGAAATATGGGACATCCCCCCACAACGGCAAACAATCCACCCCGCACCATTCCCCACACAACTCGTAGAAAACTGCATCCTTCTCACCACACAACCCAACGACATCGTCCTAGACCCCTTCAACGGGATCGGAACAACCACAACAACCGCCCAAAAACTCGGCAGAAAATATATCGGATACGATATAGACGAAAAATATGTGAAAGAAGCACAAATACAAGGCAAATAAAAGTTGCTTTTTGTTTAAATACCCGCTACACTAATCACACAATAAATAAACCTAGAAATACAGGAGAAATAACAATGATTACCGAAACATTCAGCCAACTTGAATTTGTGGAAAACCCCACATTCGTAACAAGAAAACAAACACGAGGACGAGTCCAACTGTTCGTAGAACAAGTAAAACAAAACCCAAACCAATGGGTCGTATACAAAAATTTCGTGGGACAAACCCAACCACTCAACAAAATCACCATAGAGGTGTACGGGTTGCGTCAACGATTCAGCGAAGTCCAATGGCAGGTGGCAGTTACCGACGAGGGTTACCAGATCATCTCAAAAACAAAATAGCCCCACGCTAGATAAACTACAACGCAATGGAAACTGCTACTAAATATCCGTTGATGCACCTCACCGCCCGAGAAGTACTACAACTACGCCAATTCACCAACCTATGTAAAGCAAACAAAAACGAACACCAAGTAACCGACCGAAAATACACGGCAGGAGCAACCGAAAAAGGCATCATCATGCTCGGCAAAGCAGGAGAAGTCATCGTCTCCCGCTACTACAACACCGAAATAGACTGGGAAATCTATATAGGCGCAGACCACGGCTTTGACACCACCATCAACGGCAAAACAACCGAAATAAAAACATCAAGCCAAAAAAACCTGATCATCAACGACCCCCAACACTGCAAATACGGTTTATGGAAACCCGAAACCGAACAATGCCTAGTCGTATGGTGCAACCAACCCAAAAACCAATGGGAAAACATCGGCACCAACACCCAATTCCAAATAATCGGCGGAACAACCCGCGAAAACTTTTTCGCAAACGCCCAAAAAACCGACTACGGTTACGGACCAAGACTCACCCTAAACGAACAACAACTCACACACCTATGAACCAAAACCGCAGAAAATGCACCGCAAAAACCGCATACAGCGGAACACCATGCCGACGACAAACCGCCCCCACAGAAAAACACTGCACAATACACAAAACAAAAAACCCACAAAAGCCGCGCCCATTTTTTAAAAACACCCCAACACACCCAGCACAGATAAACTAAAACAACCATGACCAACACAAATAAAAAACAACCCACCCCCGGAACCGAAATCCTCCAACACGCCCACAAAATCGTCAACCAAGACAGACAAAACACCTACGGACACCCCAAAGACGACTACACCAAAGTCATCAACATCTACAAAACACTCACAGGACACCAACTCACCCTCAACGACGCACTACTCTTCATGGTCTCCGTCAAACTCGCACGACTAAAAACCAACCTAGACCAAGGAAAACTCCACTACGACACACTCCTAGACACCATCGGCTACCTCACCTGCATCAACATGATCCACCAAACAGAAAGCACACCCAATGACACCACCAAAAAACCTAGACCAACAAATCAAACAACTAGAAAAAGAAATCCAACAACTCCAAAAAGAAATCCAACAACTAGAAAAAATCTACAAACCAAAACCAAACAGCCCCACGACAGATAAACCTAAAAAACAAAACCCGACCAAAAAAATTGTCGCACCACCGCCCCCTGCTATCTGACGTGTTCAAAAGGTTGACAGCCCCGCTTATGATCTTGTTGCAGTGTGTGTTGTCGTATAACCCTTATGTTGTAAGGGTTTTGTGATGCGTGTCCTTGTGCCTTTGTTGTTTGTGATGGTCGCCGTGTATTGGTTGTTGCAGTTGTTGCATTTTGTGTTTGTGACGAACTTTGAGAATGTTGTTGCAAGTGTTGTGATTGTTTGTATTGTTTTTGTTTTGTATAGGGGGTGTTGTGCCTTACAAAAATATTTCAGATCATAGGGAGTGGCAACGGTGTCATCGTGAGGATTCTGAGGCGAAGCGTTTGCATAGGCGTGAGTATGAGCGTGAGAGAAAGAATGCTAAGCGTGTGGCGCAGTATTTGTTGTTGCCTGAGCCTGAGCGGTCTCGTAGGTTGGAGGCGAATGCGAGGCGTAGGGGTTTGGGGTTGAGGTGGAGGGTTGAGCGGTAGTGCTACGGGTGGTTTGCGGGTGATACTTGACATATGACTGATAGTGTTATATAGTTTGTCATATGAGTTGGTTACTAGACATACACACAGACGCACTGATAGGTGTAGCGACAATGACGCTATGCCTGATCGTGTTACTGATAGGAGCACAATGAACGACAGATACGACATATCACCTGATAGATATCCATCTACTAAATGGTTGGTGATAGATACACAGTGTGGCAATATGCCGTTGTCTACACATGAAACTAGACAAGAAGCGTTGAGAGCGTGTCTTAGCGTTGAACGAAAAAGGAGCACACGGGTAAAGTGATAGATGTACTTGTAGAGGTAGAGAAGATAGCGAAGATCGCACAACTTCGTAAGACTGAGATATGTAAGGAAGACAATGGCATTAGCGATATGCAGTCTTTCGTTGTGTTTCAGAAGGGCGATATGTTTGAGTGTCGTCAAAGTGGTAAAGATGGTCACCCTTTTGAGTCGTTACCTGATGTGTTGAGTGACGCATACAATGATGGTTTAGATGAGTTTGACACTGTAAGTATCGTTGTGGATAGTTATGTTCGTCTCAAAAAGGTGGATAGTGTCACGGGTTATAAGCGTGGTGATCTAGAGCGTGAGTACAAGAACAACCCGAACGCACCTGTTTCTGAGGCATTGACTGTAGCGACCTATGGGTATGATGGGGGTAGCGCAGGTAAGTGTGTCACCTATGTTTATGATGACAATGGTTTACCTGAGTTCACTGTTCTCAAAGATATTGAGGACGGAGTGGTAAAGTCTGAGTTCGTAGACTTCGTAATGTCTAGATATATAGAGTTCTGTAAGAGAGGGAAAACACAATGAACTTCGTGACGGGTTTACTACTTGTGATAGTGGGTGTGTGGCTATACAACAAAGGTGTTCGCTACAACCGCCGTCACCGCCGATAACGCTACGGGTGTTATTCCCACGAGTGTTTCGCTAACCCCAAATCAAAAGCCAACTGAGGATAGTTGCCGATCCTGTTGTGACAGTCCCGACACACAGCAATACAGTTATCTTCACTAACCACTGATCCGCCCTGAGATCGTCGCACCAACTCGTGAATGTCACGCGAAGGACGGCGAACATACGCAACTAAGCCATCATGTTCAGCGAACACAGGACACGCAACACAATACGGGTGTTTTTTCAGCATCATTGCAACAAAGATGCGTCGTTCTACATCAGCGACTTCCCGTTTAGCCGACTTCTTCTTGATCGGTTTAGTTGATCGTTTGAGTGGCGTTCGTTTGAGCGGTTTGCGGGGCTTCACTAGCGACGATTTTGATAAGTTGTTCTGTCTTCGTTGCGGAGTCGTACACCGCATTTCAAGCATTCTTCCATCCACGGGAAAGATCGGCGGAAAGCCAACGGGTGTTCGCAACCTTTCATCGCATTTTCAGCCTTTTCGTTTGCGGAAACACGCAGAAACTCAGCCAAAGAAATACCCAAATGTTTGGCGCATTCCTCCCATTTCTGTTTGTCCTCAGTTGAAGCGCGAAACAACACCTGTTCTTGTGCTGTTGAAGAAAGTTCAGTCCCGTCTTCACTTTTCTTCTTTTTCCCAACTGCACGCGATCGCGTCGGAGTCAAGTCCTCGGCGACTTTGTTCATTGCTACTTCTAGGTTGTCGGGGGTGTCGCTCATAGAACTTCCTCTACATATTCTTCTGCTTGGAGAACTGCGTCACGCAAGCCGTCTGACCATTGGAACAACAGCATCGGAGCCCATTTTGCGTTCATCCACATAGGGATTTCGCCTTTTATTGCTTGTTCTTCACCGAAGGGGGCTTTTTCTGCGAGTTTCTTTTGTACCGCAACAGACCTGTCTTGCCAACTGATTTGCTCATCTAGCCATGCTTTTGCTTGATCCAACTCAGCAGTCCCGAGTAGTTCTTTTCCTAGTCCTAAATGGTTGGCGATCAACGCTACGCACGGTTGGGACGGCATCAGTTCTTGAACGTCAAGATGGTCGGTGTTTATGTCGGGGTCGCCGATAAATCTTCCGATTAGGTCTACGAAATCCTCGGGCATTCGGGAGATCAGTTCTTGGGGGGTGGGGGTTTCAGCCATATAAATACACTACCTTACTTGTGGATATATCACGGGAAACCGCTAAAAATAGGGCATTTATGGGGTTGACAATATGACAGTACCCGTATATACTTATATATATGAAACAACTACTAAACCCTAAACAGAACAACCAACGGGTAATGTTCGCAGGCGACATCCACGGCAACATTGAACACGCCGAGTGGGTAATCAGGCACGCACAACAGAACGAAGTAACGCACATCATCTCGGTAGGCGACTTCGGATATTGGGTACACAAACCATTCGGACGCAAGTTCGTGAACCGTGTCGCAGAACTCGCAGAACAAGCACAGATCAAGTTTCTGTGGATTGACGGAAACCATGAGAACCACGACATCATTCGTGACCTCACAACTTGCAACGGACGCAACAACCCGATACCAACACCTAACGAATGGTTACAGTACATTCCTCGTGGATGTCGTTTCCAAATCAACGAAACAACCTTTATGGGTTACGGAGGTGCGTACTCAGTTGATTGGTTAGACCGTGTGGAAGGCGAATCGTGGTGGCGTGGCGAACTCATCAACCCGTTTGATGTTGATCTCATCAGCAACGAACCCGTTGATATCTTGATGACCCACGAAGCACCGTATGACAACGGGAACAAAATCACCTACAAGGACGACATTCAAGTATCTATCGCACAGCGACATCTTGTAAAAGAAATCCTTGACAAGGTGACACCACAGTTCCACATCTGCGGACACCACCACACACGGGTTGATTGGAAGGACGGCGAAACCGAAGTCAGCGTTCTCGGACGCGACACAATGGGTGAGGACAGTGTTCTCATCTTTGATCTCGGCGAAGCAGACCTTGACGCATACAACGAAGTGGAATATGCGTAAACCAAAAGAGCAGATGCCACTCGCTCGTCCCAAAGACGAATACGAGACAGAAGCCGATCGTCTACTCGCATACGCACAGTTTGTAGCAGATACAAAATGCGGTGCGGTAGACCTCGGTGACTACTACTACGAATACTCGGGTGATATCACACTGCTTGTTCAGCGTGAACGGGTAGTCGCACATAACCTCAAAAACGAAACCGTTGTGATAGCAACACCACAACCACCAACAGAAGAAGAATGGGCAAACGCAATCAAATGAGCGACCAATACTTTGACGAACTGAGCGAAACATACTTCAATGAATGGGACACATTCGCAGAACACCAAAAAGTAATACAACGCGTAACAGAACATCTCACAAAACATTTCATTGACATACCGTTAGTCGCGTTGATCTATATGGACAGAACAATGAAAATGTACGGTCCGTTCCAAGACGGCGTGGAAGCGTCAGAATGGTGTAAAAACTATCTCCCACGAGGCGTTCATCTCGTATGGCAACCGTTGCGCAACCCTTACATTGCGCGCGCAACACACGAGTTCTATCTCCCCGAACGCATGGAAAACCTAGACAAAGAATACGATCACACAATAAAGGAAACAGCAAATGACATCAGCACTACTAGTTAGAGCAAACGGCGAAGTCCGACACATTGAACTCCCCGTGGACGACGCACACATCATGATCCATCACATGGTTGGCGGATGGTTTGATCTCGTCAGACACCCACTCCGCAAAGATTTACACGCATATGTCCACGACGAAGGTTTACTTCGCAAGCAGGAAATAAATGTCGCGATGACATACCTGTTCAACCAAGTACTCGTCGGCGACATTGTTCTCAGTCGCGGAACAGCAGACGGACACGAAGCGGACTTCGCAGTAGACGAAGCGACAATAGACCTCTACACGAGGTGTAACACCAACGAACAGGCAAAAGAAAACCTCCGACCGTTGATGGAAAGCATTGACACATCATTCAAGATTGAAACCATTTGATGCGCCCCCCAAACCCACTCACGGGTAGGGTTTATTGGGGGACAGACTTACTTCACCAAAAGTAAAAAACACGCGCACATAACCAGCGCAAACACGAAGCAGAAGAACGCGAACGGGACTAGCACGCCCAACGTCCTCCGCCACATGGATCGTGGTTTACCCCAACTCACAAGAGTTGGTTGCGGACGCATCTTTTACCAAGCCTCTTCTTCTTCAAGTTGGACTTGAGCCATCGGCTGTGGTTTGTTGCGTGCAGGCGCGGTTGCGGTCTTTGCTTTCGGGGTGAACTGAGCACCGCCTTCAGCCTTCTGCTTCCTGACGAACGAGTCAATGTTCCCAACAGACAAACCAATGTTGTCGGCGAGAACTTCAACTGTTGATCGCTTTGCACCTGACTCTTTGTCGTCCCACGAGCGTTGCTCCAACCGTCCCGTCACCACAACACGCACGCCTTTGGCGAGCACATTCGCGGCATCTTCGGCAAGGTTGCGCCATGCAACAACATTGAAAAAGGAGGTTTTCTCCTGCTTTTCACCATCTTGGTCAGTCCAATAATGGTTTACTGCGATACTGAAAGCCAACTTACCAACTCCTGTTGGTAGAAACTTCAGTTCTGGGTCGGCGGTTAGATTCCCAACCAGCGTTACGGGTGATGCACTCACTTCGGATCCTCCTAGTGTAAATCCCAACCCTTTTGGTTGGGTAGTTGCAATCACTATAGCCGACGCGGGACTATGATGCAACCATGCCAACACCTGAAGAAACCCGCCTAAAAGTCCGCGATCTGCTGATGGAGATCCTCGTGTCCCTCGCAGTTGATGATGAAACCACCGACGAAGAAGTCGCACAGTTTGAGGACGACATGGGTGGGGTGGCTGATTTGATGCTTGATTCGCTTGGTTTTACGGTTACATCTGTAGATAACGAAGAAGGAACTCGGTTTACTGCTTCTTTGGAGATTATTGACGGCGATCCGCTTGAGGAGGATCTCGCTTAGAACGCTGGTTGTTCGCCAGTCCCGTCTTTGGCGAGCACTTCGGCGATCGCGCGTGCAATATATTTTTGGGACAGTTTGTAGGTCTCGTGGTGTAGATCTGAGATGGCGGTGGTATTCATCACTTTATCCCACATATGTTCATCAAACAGGTTGAACTGTGCCATCAGCATATTGTCTACATCTTGGCGTTCGGCGAGCAGTTCAATATCCCAATGGTGTCTGCGTTGTATGTAAGAGATGATGTGTGAGGCGGCTATATCTTCGTCTTGTATCTCTCGGTATAGTTCGTCTAATACTTCGGTGGTGAGGCTCATCACTTTGTTTTCTTTCTCTAAAGCGTTCTGCACGAACTCTGCTAACTCTTTCAGTAGGTCTTTGGGTATTGCGACGGGTGGGAGTTCTATCTTTTCGCCTTTGAACTCGTCCCACTCAGCGTCGTCCATAAAACAAGAATACCACCCCGATTAAGGGGTGGCATCCAAGTCTCAACAAGGAGATGTGAGATTTATGCGAGTTCCAACACTGCGTGCTGTGCTGTGATTTTTGCTTTGTTCACCCAAGAATATTCTTCAATGGTTGCCAATGCTCGGTCACTTGCGTCGCCCTTGCGATGGTGGTCAAGATATTCAACTACAGAGTTGTAGATACTCCAACCGTTGAAACCGTAACCGCCTGCGTTCTTCTGTGAACCGTACAACGCACGGATAGTTCCTGTGATTTCTTCACGGTTGCGTCGCTGAGAATCTGTTTCCGTTGCTTTGATTGGGAACACTGTGTTGAGAACCTTGTCCACTCGCTGTGATGCTTGAGGGACGGGGATTGCCAACATTTGTTCTGCCATGATTTTGAAGTTCTTTGCCCATTCGGTAGAGATCTGCAACGCCTCTTGTGCGGTGTTGAGATATTCGTCTGCGTTACGGGTGTGTCGTGCGGTGAAAAGACGCTCTGCGTTCTTGATACCCATGATTACGGTGTTTTGACATACTGCCCGAACATCGGTATTTGCGTACCGAATCGGCCAGTAACCGTCGTGTCCGTGTGAGACCACGAGGTATCGTGCGATCTTGTCGTTCACACCCGTTGGGTCAATGACAAGGGTTCCCAAGTCAATACCCGCAAAGAATCGTGCTCCGCCCTTGAGAACACCGCAAGTGTCAATCACTGCGTCGCCCCTAGATGCGCCTACGACTGCCATCGCACGCTCAAGTACTTCTCGGTTCTGTCGGACATCGTAACGATTGCCGACTGTTGCGAATGGGGAGAAAGAACCGTCGTCGTTCATTCGGACGGTTGCCTTGTTGTCCTCTAGGACTACGGGTGTGCCGTCAGGGTTTCGGATTAGGTTGCCGTCGTCGTCCACGACTGCGATCTTGGTGAGTAACACCTGATAGTCCGCTTGTGCCGCTTCCAACATTGCGTCAATGGTTTGGAAACCGTTCATTGACTTTCCTAGTCGGTGCCACGGTGTTTGCGGACCCGCGTATGCGAATCGTGCTGTTCCGTCCTTGTTTACTTCTATATTTGCTGCCATCAGATACCTCCTCGGCTTCTGTTTAGTTTATACAGAATAGTTTATACGAGGAAAGGGTTGATGTCAACCTATAAAAATAAAATATTTCCCTTTATTTACAGCCTTTTGCCTTCGGGTTCCAGTTGCACACATTCCACGGACCCCAGCCCGCCTCATCAAACAGCAACTTCCCAACCTTGAGATTATTAATCGGGTCAAGCAAAGGCTCTTGGGTGCAAATGTTCATTTCCCTGCACGCAATCGCCCACTTGTTTCGTTCGGGGTTGTAGTTCACGCCGTTGATCTGCAACAGCCCCGTATCGGACTTGTTGGTCGCCTTCGTGTACCCAGTGATGTTGCAGTTCGCATCAACGATGGAACTTCCGATGCGGTTCGGGCATCCACCCGACTCGCGAAGAATGATTTCGCCGAGTTTCCTGAGATGCTTCGGCTCCCAACCGGCTTGCAAAGCCAGTTCTGGCAACCAACTTATATCTCCATGTCTAAAAACCACTGGTTTTTCAGGGTTTTTGAAGCGATCCGCGGTTACCGACGACAGCGGGGCTAACGCGATGAACTTCGGTTTTACGGAGTCATCTGGTGCGCTTGCTTTTGCGACCGAGGCAAAGAAGGTTAGGGCATATATGGAAATGATAAGTAAAGTTGCTTTGCGTATCAAAAGATTGTCCTTCGGTTTGGGGATAGGTCTCGGGTCTCTTGTGCCCGTCTATGTCAAGTAATCTTGTATCTCCAGTATAGCAAAGATTGTAAACAAACCGCAAACAAACAATGAACGCCATACTGGGTAAGGGTTTTGTGCCCTCGGGTGGATTTGAACCACCGTGTCACCGCTACGGTTTCAACACCTTATAAGAGTGAGCCGATACGAGGGCGAGATCAGAACTGTATGCCATCAAGTCCCCTCCGTGCAAACAATCCGACGATCATCTGACCAACCGACTCCTGCTTTCGCTCCACAGCCCCGCCATCCGTCGCCGCATCAACAACCCCGCGTTTGCGGCTGATCAGGTTGTAGATCTCCTCATCAACAGTTCCTTCGCACAACAAATATGTTGCGGTCACAGAACCCTGCTGTCCCAAGCGGTGGCAACGACTATATGTTTGGTCTACATCTGCGGGTGTCCACGGAAGTTCAACAAAAAGAACGTCTTGGGCTGCCGTCAACGTGTGTCCAGTTTTGGCGGCTTGGATGCTGAGCACAATCACGGGTGCATCTTCGGTTGGTTCTTCTTGGAAACGGGACTTCGCTTCTTCAACATCTGAGACCAGCATCCCTCCTTGGATCTTGAGTCCCCCAAACTTGTTTGCGAGTTCATCAACAACGTCTCGGTGATGTGCTGCGACAACAACTTTCAAACCTGCGTCTCGGTGCGCCTCAATAAACTCAACAACTGAGTCCATTTTTGCTTTTGCTGCTAGCCGTCGTAACACAGAAATACGAACCAAATGTTCGTTTGATTCGGCTTTGATGCGTGCAACAACCGCAGCGGACCCGGGTGATTTACCGATCTCCAACGCGATCTGTTTGGCGCGTTCCACCAAATATTCCACGATGTCCCGCTCTGCTTTACGGTACTCTTCCATCTGCGCGGGGCTCCCGGACACGACGATATTGGCGTGCCGCACGGGAGGAAGATCCTTCAGGACCTGTTCTTTGGTTCTTCGGATGTAGCAGTTCCCACGCAATCTTTCGTTGAGTTCATCTAAGTTTGAGTTGCCGTTGATGTTCCATTGACCGAATCTGTCGCGGAAAGCACCGCAATACCTTCGGTAAAAACCCCAAAGTCCGCCGAACGCGTTTAATTTCCCCAACACATCCAACTGAGATGCGTACTCTGCTGGTCTGTTCGTCACAGGAGTCCCGGTCAGACACAACACGATGCCATCACGCGGGGCTGTTCTGGCGATCTTGATCGCGGCTTTGGTTCGCTGCGACGTCGGAGATTTCACATAATGTGACTCATCAAAGACGACTGACCTGAAGTTGAGGTTGGTGATTTGCTTTTGCCAATGCGAGATGTTAGAGTAACCAATAACAAGAACATCAAAGTCTTTGTGTTCAGGAAAAGTTTTACGGTCTACAACCGTTACGACTGTCCTTTCGGGTAGCCATTTGGCGTATTCTTTCTGCCAATTCAACACCAAGTTCGGTGGGCAAACCACAACAGCAGGGTAGGAACCCCACACATATTCCAAAGTTGCGATCGCTTGCAAAGTTTTTCCCAACCCCATGTCGTCTGCGATGAAGCATCTTTTTGCCTCCGACGCGTATTTCACTCCGGCTCGCTGGTATGGAAGAAGTGGCAGTCCCGCGACTTCTAGATCCGCATCTGTTGATCGGGACTGTTGCACGGACGCATCATGCACTTCCTTCAGTTGGGTCGCCATCTCTTTTAGGTTTGTTGGGACTTGTTGGTTGAACTTCTCCGCCCATTCAATACATTCGGTGATGCTTGCTACGGGTGCACGCCACGCTTTCGTTTTTGCGTGCCAAGTTACGCTCGGGATTTGCTTGACTGCTTTGACTTTTACGGGGTCATAAGCAAAAGACAGGTAAATGAACTCTTTTTCTAAAGTTATTCCGTTGGTTGGGTTGAGTTTCTCGGGAAGATCAAAGGTCAGAACCTGAGGATCTATGGTGAACCCGTTTCGGGTTGCGAAGTCCCGCGCTTCAACAACTGAAGACATTGGGATACGCCACGCTTTAGCGATTTTGTCCCACTTTGCGCCGTCAATCGCTTTGATCTGTTCAACTTCTTCTCGGTCGTATGGCGAGGTTGAAACGAGATGGTCGTCGGCTAGGAAAAGATATTTCTCTGACACCTAGATAGTTTATCTATTTGTCTTCGTAGTGAGGTGCTTTGGTTACGGGTCGTGCGCCTAGACGCTCCGCTAGTAACGCCATTAGGCGGTCTAGTTCGCTGACTGTTTCGTCTAAGTCCTCTAGGGTGACTTCGGTGTCGCTCATGACTTTTTACCTAAGTTCTTTCCGCACCAATCGCATTTCTTGCCGTCGTATAGGTGTTCGCTATCTTCGTTCAGAAACTCTATGGTGCTAATCACTTGACTTCGCCCGTGTGAAAGACAGTAAATGTATTTCCCTGCTTTCCACGCTCGGGCGGTAGATGGGATTAGTTCGGTGATGCTCATGACTTTTTCTCTCTTTCTAACCACTTACAATAAAGTTCGTAGTTGTCGTCGTTGTCGGGGTTCATTCGGTGCAGGTCGCACCATTCTCCGAAGGTCGGTAGTTGTCCGTTTTGTTCGCTCACGCTATTTCTATCTCTCTTTCGTATTTAGTAGGGTTTGCTGTTAGACAGTTTGCGCATTGTGCGGTGTCGTTGTCCATACCTAAATAGTGCAGGTATTGTGACCACAGGTTTATTCCGCAGTCAAGACACTCCGTTGTGTATGGGTTATCTAGTTTCTCTATTCCCATTACTTGCACTCTTCCATTACTTGTCCGCCGTCTGTCATGCGTAGTTCGCAGTTCGGGTGTGTTGGTAGGTAGATCGTGTCACCAACCGTGAGATCAGTTCCGTAAACTCGCACAAGTTCGTCCACAACATTCATGGTGTTGCCTTCACAGTTTGTGCGTGCGATCCAATACAAGGTGTCGCCTTGTTCAATGGTGATAGGTGCTCCGTTACAAAAGAACTCGTTGTCTTGTCGGTTCTGTTCTTTCAGATAACTGAAAGCGAATACTGATGCGATAGTGACTGTCGCTGTGATTAGAACAGTCTTGACTGTTCGGTAAGTGTTCTCGGTCATTTCGTCTCCTTGTTTAGTAGTTCTATATTACAAGTACCATTATATGGGTGGGGTGTTATAAAGTCAAGAACCCTTACGCATCTCCGCAACTATGTCAGGTATCCCTAACTGCTTCGGTGAGACCTGCCAATCGGGTGACTTACGATAAATCGTGTTCCACTTCTCAAAGTAATACGAATACAACCCCGACCCGATCGGGAAAGTCCAAAACTTGTTGGTACGAAACACAACATGAACAGGGTGAGTGTTGGAGTCCCGTTTGTGAACTTCCATCTTCGCCAACGGGACTATCAAAGTTTCGGGGACGGTCATGCCGTGCTCAGGTCGGGAGAACGCGCCTGCTGTCGGATCAAAAAAATAGTTCTTCGTTTGGATTACAACATGACCACCGAAACCTCTGCCCAAAGATGCGCTTGAACAATGGACTTGCCATGCGTCGTCAGGCAGTTGGTTGTTTGCAAGACCGAACAGTTCCCAACCTCTGCGGTTGAAGACCGTAGTCCCGATGGGGACAACCTCGTGGTCTACACCCATGCGGATCAAGATTTGACGCACGAAGTTGCACGCCAAGATGCACGAGTTCTGCTGAATATTTTCCTTTTTGCGGAAGGAAACCCAATATTTGCTGACTTCTTCTAATATTTCTAACTCAATTTGAGCCAAAACGACCCCCTTTTTCTAGTTCTTGTAGTTTATCTGACTCCCAACCAGAATGCAAGCCGGGATCAAACCCGGGAGCCCCGTCATCTGAAGAGAAACGCGGGGCTGTGAGCCTGAGCCGACGGGCGGGGGCGCGGAGGGATCTCAGAAGTGTTCTGCAAACCGAACGGTGGCGGATATAAAAGTTTTTGGGGAGGTGGGCAAACAAATGTTTGGGGTGGGGTTGCTTTTTGTTGTGGGGGTATATATAATGGTAGTGTTAGATAAACCTAGAACTCTGAAAGGGGTATAAAAAGATAGTGACTGAAACACAGAACACGATCAAACAAATCTTTGACGAGGACTATCTCAGTCTTAGTCGGGTATTGCGATCTCTGAATACTGCATACGATCTTGTTGTGTCGGAACTTTTACGAACCGACGAAGCAAACCAAAGTGCGGTATACAAGAACGCATTGGCGCAAGTCAAGAAGTCAATATACGAAGCGGAGAGTGCGTGTATAGAGGCGCAAAAGGGACTAGTTGTTCCTGACTTTCTTCAAGACGAAAAGGACTTGTTCTAATGGCATCGCACACTTTGTCACACCCGTTGCGTATAGTAGATACTATGAGTAACGAACTAGACACAGAACTTGACAGCGCGATACGCGAAGTCACAGAAGCGATCCGTGTATACGGAACACCCGTTTGGGTTGCACATGTGGCGAAGCGTGTCCGTGACATTGTTCCGTCACACATCAAAGCGGAACTGTTGGCGAACGCAGAGCACAGCGAAGGTTGGCGCACGGCGCAAGACGGCAAGAACGACATTTTGTCGTGGGCGAAAGACAATGTCTTTGAGTTGGTGACTATCAAGCAACTCGCAGAAATCGGAGAAGTATCCGAAGCGACAGCACGCAAGGTTGTTACAGATAGACCCGACATCTTCATCAAGCGTGAGGGTCGTCGGTATGAAGTAAGAGATCCACAAGCAGACCGAAAGGCAGACAAGTAATGAAACTCCGTAGAAACAAGCAAACATTTGAGAGTTTGTCAAAGCAAGTTTATGAACTTCGTTCTCAGATAGAGAGCGACAAACTCAAACTCGCAGACACCCTCGCGTTGTTGGAACAGTACAAAGTTGATACAGAAGTTACCCTCCGTTGTATCAAAGATGAACTTGGCGTTTCCCCAATGTTCGCGTGGCAGGCAGACCTCAGCGTATGAGCAAATCATACTTGGTCACTTGGCAGATGGTGTATGAGGCAGACGATCATTTAGACGCGATCGTTCAGGCATACGGAGAAATCTGTGCGTTAGCGAAAGACCCGTCACAAGGTGCGAACTTTGTGACAGTCGCATACGACGGCGATCACTCCATCAAAACCACAATGCAACTAGACGAAGCGTTGAACTTGGTTGGTGTCCGTGAATAAGCGTGTCTTAGGTGTCGTCTTGGGTATCAAGATGATCTTGGTGGCGTTCTTCGGTGTCCCTATTTTGTTTGCGTTGTATCAGATACGCAAACTCGCACGAAACAACCCGACCCCGAGACAGAAACCCGCTGAACCTTTTTACGAATAACCCTGCGACACCCTTCGGGTATTCTTGCATCAACTACTAGACAAGGAGAAGTAAATGGAAACTAAACCCGACATCAAAATCACCTATGAGGTGACAGACGAAGATCGGAAGCACCGACAAGACCCTGCGTTCTATGTTTGGGACGCAAACGCACATCAACACATCGCGACCGTCACAATGGGCGACCGTGAAGTCAGAGTGTTCTGCGACGGCGAAATGCGTCTCAACCTTTGGGAAAGCAAAGAAGCACGAGAGCGTGGTGACGACCCTGAAGTTATCCGTTACTGCGACCGTCTCATGCGCGCAGGTATTGACACCGACCAAAAGTTGCGTGAAGCAGATGAAGCAGAGCGCATTGAGTGGGTCAATAATGCGTGGTTTGATCTCTACGCATACGGAGACGGTATAGTTGATGGTTGGTTGAACTGTGTTGATTTTGAACTAGACGGCATGGTTCTCAGCGCATCAGAAATCATTGAGGACGATGAACAATGGTCACAGATACAGTAAAAGAACTCACAGTTGTTCAGGTCATTGACAACGCGATCAAAACCATCTCGGGTCGGGAACTAGTGTCCTCCGCAGAGATGGTTGATCTGCTGTTAGACCTACGGTCACACAACGAACTGTCCGTAGACAGCGCACCACAAAACTAAATCCGCTAGTCTGACAGGCATGAAAGTCGCCTGCTCCATCTGCAACATAGAGTTTGACACCCTCAACACCCAATACTGCGTCAAGATACTGTCTTGGATAGAACACAAAGACGGAAGATACATTGGCGCACCTCGCAACCCTTCAACCCCACTTGGTTACGCCCACCGCATCTGCACAGAGTCGCGTAACGCGTTTGATGACGCACCAACTCTCTTCTGAGCCCCGCATCAGCGACAGATCTTCGGGACTGTAACCGCATCTTCCCGGGCTGAAGACGGACCTGGCAGCCGGGTTGATCAAAAAGTGACGTTTTTGATGGTTTTCTGAGTTGGGTGGGAAAGTTCCCAAAAACACCCTCCGTAAAACCCTTATAAAATAAGGCTTTCAAAAACCGCAAAAAAAGTTGTAAAAACGCGTTTTTCTAAAACCAGCAAAAACGTGCAAAAACTGACGTTTTTTGAACGTTTCGTCGGGTCCTCCGCGTCAGGTCCTGCGGGAGGTCCTCCCCAAACGCTACTGTTTGTCGCCAACCTGCTAGTCCCGCGTAGTTACGCGGTTTGCGGGGCTGTGAGGAGGGAAAGCCAGCGCTGCGGAACGCGGAAAGCCAGCGCTGCCGAGCGGCTTGGTGACGCTGCCGAGCGGCTTCGCACGGTCACAAAGCGGCTTCGCCGTTTAGGTTTATCCAAGTCACACTCTGTGACACCCTGTGCGTAATGTCTGTAGTAACTACTAGACCCCTAAGGAGGGCATATGAGCAAAGTAATCAGTTGTCGCGGGTGCGGTGCGGAGGTGTTTTGGGACACTAACCGTAACGGTGTGCGTTATCTCGCGGAGCGCGCAGGTCAGGTATACGAGGGTGGTGTGGGTCGTTGGAAGCAACCACACAGGCACACGGAGGAGCAGGTCGCGCGTTGGGCGGAAGTCGTCCGTCTCAACGAGGAGCGTCTCGCACAGGCGATCGCGAACGGCGAAATCGTCAAGGGTCAAACCGTTGAGGTGTTCAAGGGGCGCAAAGTTCCTAAGGGCACGGTCGGCGTGGTCTTTTGGGTCGCACCCCAAGAGGACGGTTACGGTGTCATCAAGGTCGGTTTCACCACCCCCGCAGGTGACAAGCATTTCACCAATATCGCGAATGTTCGCGCGAAGGTGGAAGCACTCTCGGCGTAATCCACACACAGGCGCAAGCCCTCACCCTTCTGTCGGGGTGGGGGCTTTTTGCGTTTCTAGGGTCGGCATATAAACTATGCCAACCTATGTCCAAGCATCATCTCCGCACAGCGGTCGCTACAGCCCTTCAGAGCAGGTGTAGACACCGCCACGGGTGCGTTGTGGTGCGTAACGGGCGTGTTGTAGCCAAAGCCACCAATAAGCGTGTCGGAGATGTTCACCACGCTTGGCGTAGGTCGCATATCCACGCAGAGATAGCAGGAGCGATATCGGCAGGGTCTCAAATATCGGGTGCGACTGTGTATGTTGCCCGAGTTCTTGCCAATGGTTTGCCCGCCAACTCAAAGCCGTGTAAAAGATGCGAAGCGGCTCTGCAGCGCTGGGGAGTTGCGAAGATCATTTGGACTTGACAGCCCCGTCACACGAAGACGCGCGCGGGGCTTTTGATCTGATCTGAAGATCAACTGTCTGAAGATGGCATAAACCGCATCAGTCCCGCGCCAACAATTCAGCGCGCGGGGCTCGCGGGCGCGGACGCGCGTCGCGGGGAGGGGCGGATCTGAAGTCCCCAACCTGAACGGTGGCGGATACAAAATATCTACGATCGTAGATACCGATCTCGGGCTATGGCGGATGAGCGATATCTCACTTATTTACCTGATCGTGTGCAGTCACACTATGCAACACCCCTTGCGTATAGTTATTTGTATAAGCAATTCCGCTTATATTTACTAGACAAGGGAGCAAATAATGTCGGTTATTACTCAAGGTGCGAACTTCGCACAAGCCACTCGCAAGGTGGGCGATCGTGAAGTCTCTTACACTTGGCGCAGTCCTTCGCAGTCAATTCAGTTTGACGGTGAGCAAGTTGGCGGACTAGTCAAGTTGAGTATCTCGCATGATTCAGATCGCAAGCAATTCAGTGCGCATATCCGTTATGCACACTACGATCGTGGCAACGGTTACGAAGTCGTGAAGTTCACAATTTTTGACACGGTGAACTATCCGTGTGGCACGGTTGCAACTCAACCGATCGCGCGTTATAGCGCGAAGGCGTTGGGCGAGTTTGAGAGTCGTGTCATTGACTATCTCAACAATGGTCTCTCGGGTGCGAGTGAGCAAGTGCGTGAAGTGTGGGAGCGTGCGACACTTATCTCAATGGGTGGAGACGGCGCACACGGTGCGTAACACTCACTAGGTGAGTCGCCTAGCGCGTTCGGCGTGGGATTCAATTCCAACTAGGCACAAGGCGTAAGCCGATTACTAAGCAACTACTACACGAAGGGCAATTTATGTCAGACATTACGGAGACGGTATCTATTAGCGAAGTCCTTGCGGAGAATTATCTCGGCATAGGTGCGATAGGTATCGGAGTTATTGGCGCGATCGTGGATGATCTCATTCATGGGCGCATTGACGACGACTTCATTCACGGTATGGCAACTAGTCGGGATGAAGTGTCGCAGGCACTTACCGATCTCATTCTGAGCGTCATACCGTATCTATACGCAATGCGCACACCTAACGGGTGGGTGCAGTCGTGAGCACTCAACTTACCTATAAGGGGTATGTCGGTAAGTCGCGTTGGCAATGGGAGACGACAAGCGATCACAATATCTTTATCGTTGGGTATTGGTATGGTGGGCGTGTTAGCAAGCGTCAGATCGTAACTATTCCCGATCATTCAACACTTGAGAATGGTTACTACTTTACGAACGACGGGCATCCGATTCCGAAGTTCGTATTTAGACACCTATGGAGTGAGGCGCAACCGAAGTAACTAGCACTCAAACAATTAGCCCGTCTGCCGTTCGGTAGGCGGGCTATTTTGCGTTAGGGGCTGATAGTAGGGGTGCAGATCGTCTGCAAGTGTGAGCCGTGCGGAGTGCTTGACGGGCATAAGTGTTGCAGTCCCAACGCCAAATAGTTCGGGCTCAGTTTGAGCGATCGCGTCAATGATCTCAACGATCTGCAAGTTATGGGATTCTTTACGCGGACGGAATGGATGGGGCATAAACGCATCCTACAGTCCCGAAGAACAAGCCGAGACTTGTGAGTCCCGCGCATCGGAAGATGGGCGCGGGGCTGTGGGCTGGCGGATCGCGGATCTGCTGTCGTGATGTCGTGACATCAACCCCAACTTGAACGGTGGCGTATATAACTGCTGTGTTTTTGTATTTAGTGCTAAGTGGAGTTGGGTGATCTAGTTATTCACAGCCTGTGGATAAGTGTGGGTATATTATGCCCCTGATATATTAGAAGTATATTTATTATTAGGTCTATAAATGACACAAACTATATGACACCGTGCGTATATAGTGTAAGTAGCGAGTTAGATAAACCTAAACAAGGAGAAACTAGAAATGGCAAAGAAAGGAAAGACCAAAGTCGCAAAGGTTGCAAAGCCTTACACGGAATGGTTGGTGCGAAATCACCTCATTCATCAAGCGACCTTGAAAGGAATACTCCCACAAGAGTATTCAGTAATCACAGAGGGCAAAACAGAAATCGTCAAGTCACGCAAACTTGACGACAAATGCGAAACCTGTAAGCACTTCAAGTTTGACTTCTTTACGAAGCAAGCACCGACAAACGGCAAAGATGTCAAGATCATCGGTTGCGCGAACTGTGAAGTGTTCATCACGGTTTATCTCAACGAACGAACACACGGCAACACGGCGGTTCACGGATATCAGTTGGCACAAGGTGTCACCGAATATCTCGGTATCGCGTGTAACTCGTGCGGATACCGTCCGTTGATCACGGCAAAGATGACGCAAGCAGAAGTAGATGAGCAAGCAAAGCACGACTGCCACGAGTGGCGGAGAAACAGGAGAAGGTTCTAATGAATAAGAAATGGAATGACGCAGACCGTCAAGCGTTCGCGGATAGGAATATCCTGAAGGCACAGCGTGTCGCAGACAAGCGCAAGAAGCGTAACAAGCAAGAATGTCGTGGGTTCAGATGGAATGGAGATGGTCAATAATGTCAGTCAGCGAATGTCTCAACGAAGCGAAGCAATGGTACGAGTTCTACACTCAGAACCCTGAAAAGGATTGGGCGTTGGAAGTGTCGTTGTTGTGGATCGTGGGAGCAAGTCGGGTGATGGCAGGATAACCCTGTCACACCGCTTCAGTAAGATAGTTATATAAACCTAGACAAAGGAGAAGCACAAATGAAAACAGTAAACCAAGATTGGAAACAGTTGTTGCGCGACATCTTTGACATTGTTCGCAATGTTGAAGGCGCAGGATTAGTGAGCGAGATAGATAGCGTTCTCACCAAGTACGACGACTATCTCCGTGTCACACCACTACCTATCCCCGTTGCGACTTGGTTAGATGAACTCATTGACCTAATGAACAATGTTGAGGGCGCAGAGTTGGAACGCGAACTCAAAGGTCTCAAACTTCCAAAAGCGTCCGCATAACAGCGAGACGCTTCACATAAACCTAAACAAAAGGAGAAAGTAAATGAGCGACACAATAGACGACACCATTGTCGGATCAACAGTTGTTGATATCCGACCAATGACACAAGCAGAAATGGACAAAGAAGGTTGGCGCAAGAATGAGATACCAATGGTTCTCGTTCTCTCTAGCGGAACTATTCTTTACCCGTCAATGGACACAGAAGGAAACGACGCAGGTGCGTTGTTCGGACTGACATCAGACGGAATATCGTTCGGGGTCTACTAATGTCAGACAAAGAAAGTTATGTCGGTAAGCGCGTAATGTTTATGCGGTCAGGCGACCCGTACACGAAGTTGAAGTGGGGAGACGAAGGTGTCGTCACCCATATTGACGGACTTGGCACGGTTCACATCAAATGGGACAACGGAAGCACTCTCGGAATGATCACCGAAGAAGGCGATCGGTTTCAGGTAGTCCGCGAAACAACCAACTAAATCAAAACCCGCAGAAGAACTCAGCCATCTTCTGCGGGTTTTATTTTGTCTCAGTCCCGTTACGCGCATCGGATGTCGGGACTACGCGAATGCGTGCATCAGACGCGGGGCTAACGCAAAAAAGAACCCCAACCCATTTCTGAGTTGGGGTTTTCTTTGTGGTTTTAGTAAACACCGCTTTCGCGAAGTTCAATCGCAACTCGCAGTTCGTGAACCCACTGCCTGTTGTTTTCGTTGATCCCGTTTCTTGCAATTTCTTGCTTCAACGCTTTTCGCATTTCTTTTATTGCTTCGTAGTTGATTTCCAACTGCGTCTCCTAACGCTTTGGTAGGCGTTGTTGCCTACATACATATAACGCACTTAGTTAGATAAAGTGTGACATACACATTTTGAGGTTCTCCGTGCGTCAATACTGTGCAACACCCTTACAGTAATGTTATATATGTAAGGAAGAACAACTAAAACAAGGAGAAGAAATGACAGAAGCAGAAAGAAACAAGGGATATGTTGATCACATCAACAAAAACCAAAAAGATCCCTACACATACGAGGAACTCAAAAGTATGGGACTCCCAACCTACATCTCAGAAAACGGAATGATTACTTGGGAGTAATCAAAAAATAAGAGGGGGGGGCGAAAGCCTCCCCTTTCTTTTTGCCTAGTCCCGCGTTTGAAGATGCGGGTGCGGGGCTCTTCTTCTCGCGAAGAACCATGCGGGGCTCACGCGCGGGCGCGCGCACGAATCAGCGATCCTGACTGTGATCTCCCAACATGGACGGTGGCGTATATAAACCTCAACGAGTTATCCACAGGTTGAGGATAACCCTGTGGAAAAGATTTTCTAAAAAACACCGCACACTTTTGGGGGCTCATTGCGTAATAAAGGTATGAACAACAACAACCCGAAAGGAAACAGAATGGCAAAGCGATACGAAGTCCGACTAACAGCAGATCAGGTATTCCTTCTGCAAACCGCATTAGGTGGGCAGGTAATCAAGGACGCAAAAGAGTCCACGAACCCTGACACCGACAGCGACCGCAAGGAAACCCTGTTAGAACGGTTAGGGACAGCACAGGAACTCGCACGGGTCTTGAACCCGATTGCGCGACAAATCGTTGCGGAATATGAGGAAAATGTGGTTCAGGAGTTTGTGACCAATATGGATCAAGAAATCTCAAAAATCTTGGAATAAAGGTTGCAATCCCCCAAAAGTGGTACTAGACTATCTATCATAGATAGTTAGTCAGTACGAAATAGAAATAACCGTGTTACACCCCTCATATAGAGTGGTGGACAAGAAGCAAATAAACCAACTAAACATAAGGAGAAAATCAAATGGCACTAATCACCTCAACAGCGAAGTCAGTTCTCGCAAAGCGTGAAGCATTGGCGATCGCAGAGCAGGAACTCGCACAAGCGGAAGCAAGTTTCAAGTTGGAACTCGCAAAGGAAGGCGTGGACTACGCAGTCGTGGACGGAGTAAAGGTCGCGGTTGTGAGGGGCGAGCGTCCTTCATACAGCGTGGAACTCTTGAAGGGTCTCGTTTCGGACAAGGTGTTCAAGACTGTCACCAAGTTCGCAGTGGACGGAAAGAAGTTCAAGTCAGCAGTGGAAGTCGGTGTCATCAAGGCAGATGTCGCAGACGCAGTAACCACGATCACCGCATACGAGCAAATCCGTGTCACGGAACTCAAGGGCGCAAAGTCCGAGAGCAACGCAGACGCAGAAGCGCAAGTCGCGTAATCAAACCCTGTTACACCCCCAATGTAATGTTGGGGGTGTAAGGCAAGTAAACCTAGAAATAAGCAACTAGACCGAACAAGGTTCGGAGAAAGAAGGAAAGTAATGGAACAGCAAGTCGCAGAGAGAGAGGTGCGCAACGACCTTCCGCAGTGTTGGAAGGATGTTGAGAACGCACTCAAGGCAGGAGTAGATCGTCTCATCCTGTTCGGACCCCCAGGAACGGGCAAGACCTTCGCAGGTCTCAACTACGGTGATGTCACCGCAGGAGCGTTCCGTCTCATTTGCACAGAGGATATGTCCAATGCGCAAGTTGAGGGTCACTACAAGATGAACGGCGAAGGCGGTTGGTCTTGGGTGGACGGTAAGGCAGTGTCCGCATGGAAGGGTGACGGTTTGCGTGGTGGTCGTCTCGTCATTGACGAGATTGACAAGGCAGGTGCGGATGTGTTCGCAACACTTCTCGCGTTCACCGATAGTCCTGAAAGCGCGAAGTGGGAAAGTCCTGAAAACGGACGCACGATCACTCCGAAAGACGGTTTCAGTGTCGTTATGACTACAAACATTGAGACAATGGAGGAACTCCCTGAAGCGTTGAAAGACCGTTTCCCTGTCGCAATCCGTATCAACCAACCTCACCCTGACGCACTCAAGAAGTTGTCGGCAGACTTGCGTGAGTATGCGGTTCGTATGGCAGACGCAGGAGAGCGCAGGATTTCACTCCGCACCTTCTACGCATTTGACCAACTGCGAAAGACACTTGGTGACAAGGACAGCGCACGAATGGTGTTCGGGCGACAGGCAGAAAGCGTCTTGGACGCAATCGCGATCAACAAGGTCGCGGTCTAATAAACCCCACTACACCCCTCACCTAAAGTGGGGGGTGTAAGTAAGTCTCCCTAAGCAAGAGACATAAACCTAGAAACGAAAGAAGGAAAAATGCAGAAAGTAGAAATCAGACCACTTCCCGAAATGTTGGGTCGTAAAGATAAGGACGCAGGTGTATGGCGCGTAGACACTTGCGCACCTGTGCGTGGCAAACCAATGACGAATGTCGTCACGAAGCACATGGTTGTTCCTGTTGGTGACGAGCAGATTGACCGAGTTATCCGTGCGCACGAAATGGCACACGCACGATTTTCACCTGCGGATGATTTTCCGAAATGGATTGCGCGTGGCATTGCGACAGAGGAAGCAATGACTGTCGTTGAGGAAGTGCGCGTGAACTTTCTTATCAAGAAAGCAGGATTTGATGTTGATCTCCTCGCGGACGGAAGTGAGAAAGCGTCAGGCGTTCGTATCGCAGAAGCAGGTGATTGGACACAGGCGGTTTATATCGCGGTCGGTTACTCAATCTGTGGTGGTGGCAAAGATTTTCTCACGGGTGTCAAGCGTGTGAACCCTGCGTGGGCGAAAACATTGCGCGAGATCATCAAGGCGGTTGAGAAAGAGTTTGTCAAGGCGTTCAAGACGGGAACACTCGGTTCAACCGAAGTAGACCCTCGTCACGGTCTTGCACCTTTCGGTTTCTCTCACACCGAGCGTATTGCGGAGTGGGTAGATCGTCTTGCGAACCCACCACAACAGGATGAGGACGAGCAACAGGACGAACCTAACGGTCAGAAGGAAGGCGAAGGCGAACCAAAGAAGGACGACCCAACGAAAGACGGGAAGGGCGGTGTTGGCGCAACCAACGCACAACCAAAGGCAGACCCAAAGAAGGTACGACCTACGGAAGTCGGCAAGGGCAACAATGGTGTTGTTCCAAGTTGGGGCAAACTCATTGTCGGAACACTCCCACTCACTCGCAAGGCGCACGGCGGTCTCGGTCGCAAGCGTGTCGCGAGCAACATGGGTCGCAACCCTCGCAGGATTGGTAACGCACTCGCAGATCCCGAAAAGCGTGTGTTTGACCGATACAAGAAAGGCAACGGCGGTATCGTTCTGATTGACGGTTCAGGTTCAATGTCTTTCACTAACAAAGACATCCTTGACATCACGGAAGCAAGTCCAGGTTGCACGGTTGCGGTTTATTCAGCAGACCGAAACAATGTCAAACCGAACCTTCTCGTTCTCGCACAAAACGGGAAAATGATTGACAAACTTCCCGAGCGTAACGGCGGTAACGGCGTAGACGGAGAAGCAATCCGTTGGGCAGTGAAGCAACGCAAGCGTTCGTCCACACCGATCGTGTGGGTGACTGACGGCAAGGTTCACGGTCTTGGCACAGGTGGTCAATACGGTGGATACCACGACATCTTGGCAATGGACTGCATAAAAGAAGTCTTGAAGCACAAAGTGTTTATGGCACACAATGTCACTGACGGTCTCGCGGTGTTGAAGCAACTGTCAGTCGGCAAGAAACCGAACCGTTGGTATCCGAGATGTTGGCAGGAAACATATCTCAAACTAAATGGAAAGCGATTGGGGTAAAACCTAATCGCTTCAGAACGACATATAACTCATGTGTTATTCTGTATCGCTAGAGGAACGAAAGGACTTCTCCTTTCACCTTTCGCTTCTCCGCTCAGGGCGCACTCGCAAGGGTGCGTCCTGATGTGTTTATCGGAGTTGTTTCATCACTCCTGCGTCGGCGTAACGAATAAACGCGACACACACAGTTGCGATCACCGCTTCACGGAAAGTGATGTCAGTGAAACCCAACGCTAAAACAAGTTGATAGAAAACAACCGATACGAGCGCGATACCAATAAAGAGACCGAGTGTCGCAACAAGAAACTTCCCAAACTTCTGTGCGCCCGTCTCAACAGGTGGCAGATTTGTGCTCCAAATGTCTTCATCCCACAATGCGTCAAGTTCGTAATCAGGAACGCTGTGAGACCATTCGCTCATCTTTTTCCAAGCGTTATGATCGCGCTTGTCGTGTTGATGACCGTAATCAGACATTTGGTGATGAAACCTTTTTCAAGATTTGATGAACCCGTTGGCGTGACAGATTGAAACTGTCTGCGATCATTCCTACGCGCTCACCACTCTGATAACGCTTCGCGATCTCTGCGTCTCGCGTCATGTCGTAGCGTCTGCCAGGTTTCTGCTTCTCCCAATGCCAACCTGCGAGTTGCTCCAACGCTTGCTTTCGCTCAAGCGGTAGTTCTCCTGCGCGATACTGCTGACGGTTGTACGCGACCCATGCGCCGAGCGCGACATTCTTCCCTTCGTACACTTCAACCTGTGTCGCGGGAACGAGTGATGTTCCTGTTCTGTTGGTGTATTGCACGAGCGCATTGAAACGGTATTGCCATCTGTCTGTTCGTGAGATTGTCATAGCCCCGATAGTAGTAGGGCGAACAGCCGTTCGCAAGCATTAGTCCCGCGCCTTGCGGCGGGGGGCGGGGCTGTGGGGTGGGCTTTGTTGATGCGGGACTAGTTTGCAACGATTGTTAGTTAGCAATGGTTGGTTGTTCGCATCTAACCTGAACGGTGGCGCATATAAACCTGAATACGGATCGCATTTGGTCGGGCTGAGTGATCGCTCTAGATTTCGCTCTAAATATCGCTCCGTATTTAGGTCTAAATAGTTTTGGGGAATAGTTGCTTTTTGTTTTTGTCGGATATATAATGTGAGAGTAATAAAAAATACCTACTAAAAAATAACTGTGTTACACCCATCATGCATAATGTTGGGGCAAGCAAATAAACCTAACTAAACAAGGAGAAGTAATGCCAAACTATTGCACTAACAACCTGACCGTTTCAGGGGAGGCGACTGAGATCAAGCGTTTCCACGAAGCGATCATCAAGAACGAGGACGAACGCAAGGAATACAATCAGTTCAGTATTCTTGACAACTTGTTCCCGACACCTGAGGAACTGACAGCAACACCAAAAGGTTTCTATGGTGAGGGTTCAGAAAAGCAACTCAAGATGGAAGCAATGAACAAGAAGAACATGGAAAAGTTCGGCGCACCCGATTGGTATGAGTGGAACTGCAAGAACTACGGTTCTAAGTGGGCAGACTTTGACGGTGTGTTCGGACAGATCGCAGATACCGAACTGAACATGACTTTCATGACCGCATGGTCTCCGATTTGTGAGGGCATACGCAATGTGTCCAAACAGTTCCCAACACTTGACTTTGTTCTCTCTTACGAGGAGGGCGGTATGGCGTTCTTAGGTGGTGTGGCGATCCGCAACGGTGTGGTCGTGGCAGACATTGAGGGCGAATATCCGTCAATGAGCGACGCAGAGATTGAGGCAGACGATTATGACGCACAATATGAGCGTGTCACGAATGTCCTTGACGGCATTGAAGCGCAATGCAAAGCAATGTTGGAAGACGAGGAAGTGTCCGTCTAAATAACCGTGTTACACCCTTCCCCTACAATATGGGGGAAGGGCAAACACCCGAATAAACCTACTAAACAAAGGAGCAGAAAATGAATGCAACACTCACCGAACTGTTTGAGGATGTCAGACAGGCAACCGAAACCGCGAAACTGATCGCGTTTGATGGTTGTCACAAAATCTATGTCGCAATGGACGAAGGTCAGGCGCAATGGTTTCGTGATAACTACAACGGCGTGAGTTGTGATGATCGCAACTTCACGGGAACACCGCAAGAAATGTATGACATGATCGTCAAGTGGTATAACGAGTCGTGCAGTTTGCGTTTCGTTCACGCGGTTGAAACCAACGAAGAAAACCCGAACGACGGTTTCACAAATCTCATCCCACAAGGCGCGGATTGGGAAGACTACGAAGACGACGAAGATCAAGAAGACGAAGACATCTAAACCGTGTTACACCCCTCACCTATTCTTATGGGTGAGGGGAAACCCGAAACTAGAACTACTAAACAAGGAGAAAAGAATGTCATTACTAAAGCAAGGGATCATTGAAAAGTATCCACTCGGGGACATCCTGTTTGAGTTACAAGCAGACTCGGCGGAGGTCTATGTGGTCACAACCGATCGCGACGACGAATACTTCAACAAGTTTGTGTTGATTTGGGGCGACTATGTTGCGAATGTGTGGGAAGAGGAGTTTGATCTTCTTTCTGTCGCAACCGCACGCATGGCGACACTTCTTCATGTGTTAGAGCGTGAACCCGAAGGCGAGATCGTTGGGTTGCGTGATGTTGCAGGGTGGGCGACCACTTGGGCAATGATCGTTGAACAAAACACAGACACGATTGAGACGGCGTAATGAAAACCGTTGCGAAGTGTCAGGAATGTGATCGCGTATTTGATATGCGTGACGAGGATGAAGCAAACGACTATTGGTATGGTCACGATTGCGAGGAGCAAAAATAATGAAAACGAAAACGATTGACGGGAACAAACTCCGTAAGCAGTTGGAAAAACTTATCCCAACTTGTGACATGGATGTTGATAACGAGGGACAAGTAATCATTTACACGAACCTGAGGGAACTCAGGAACGGCGACTACAAGGAGATCAACTGATGGAAACACAAAGAGCAAAACGGAAGCACCTACTCTTGACACAAGAGATTAGGGAAAAACTCCCTCCTCTTTACAACAGCGAGAAGCACCCTGAGAAGGAAGCGATCGCAATGGTCAAGTTCTTCTCACCGTATTCCCAATGGACTTGGTATGCGGTTGAGTTTGACGGCGAGGACACCTTTTGGGGTCTCGTGGACGGTTTTGAGATGGAGTATGGATACTTCTCGTATTCAGAACTAGAGCAAGTCTGTGGGTTCGGTGGCACGATCCCTATGGTTGAGCGTGATTGTCATTGGAGTCCTCGTCCTGTAAAAGAGATTGAGGCAGAAATCCTTAGTAGGGCGGTTCGGGTGTAAAAACCCAACCGCTTTAGGTTGCAAAACATTTTTGTAACCGCTACAATAAATACACCTACTAGAAATGGAGTAACAAAATATGGGTAAGTTTCTTATCAACACCCACGACGGCACTGTTTGTGACCTCGCAGGAACGGTGATCGTAGACACCGAAACCCTAGACGACGCAGGCAAAGCACTCTTAGAGGAGTGGAACAACGGTGGCAACGACAGCACCGCGTGTGAACTCGGAGAGAAATACGGCGTGGACTTAGACCGATACACCGACAACGATCTCACCTATGCGAACTCAATCGCGTTCAGCGTGAAGGCGTTGCGTGACGAAATCAACGATCGTCTTGATAGCGGTTACAGGAGCGAAGAATATCAGTTCGCAAAAGAACTCACAGACGACCAACTGAACGAGTTGGGGCAATACATTTTGTCATCTGACTATTTGTGGAATGTTTACAGCGAGGAACTTGTTTCGGGTATCCGTAACTACGCAAGCGACATCATGGGGAGGACAATCTAATGAAAGCGCGCGACTTCAGCAACAAACTACAAGAACACACACTTCCCGATCAAGACATCTTTGGGTTGTTTCTCACCAAAGAAGACTTTGAGCGACCTGAACCAATGTTTGAGAGCGAAGAACCATATCTCATCTCTGATGAAGATTGGGCGAAAGCACTTGAAGCAATGAGTTTCAAGGGCATGGACGGCATTTGGGAACAACTCCACGAAATCGTGGAAGAAGCACTACACCGCGTTTATCTCAGTAAGGAGAACAAATAATGCACACATATCACCGACTAGCAGTAGAAGCAGACAACGAAGACGACGCAAAGCACATAGCACTTGATTTTGCGGAAGCGCAAGGATGGTCTGATTGGTGTTCAATCCCTGACGACTCGCGTATGCAAGACGGCAAGATCGCAACAAACTACAAAGACAACCCTGAAGCATTCAACGAACTCATAACGGTTGCGTGCGGATGGACACAAGAAACGATCACGAAAGCGGTTGAACTTTACGGAGATATTCCGTTGAGCGAAATCCTCACCAACCCGAAATACACTTTCGGAAGTTTCAACCAACCTTTAGGTGGACTCACAGAAGAACAGCGTGACACATACCTGAAGGAAAGTCTCGCGGTCTTCAAGATCACACGAGCGTTGAAAGTCCTCAACAGGGAATACGACTCAGACACCATGTTCTACGACACAGTGGAATACACACCCAACCCTGAGTGGGTTCACAAACGAGCAGAAACCAATCCTGACAAGCAGTGGATTGTGATCGTGGACTACCACTTCTAAACGAAGTGGCTTTATCCAAACCGAACGGTGGCGTATATGCCATCAGAAAGAAAACAAAATGGACTTCACAGAGTTTACAGACGACGACAACAAAGATGTTCTTATCCGTATGCAACACGAAGACGGAACTACCGTCACATTCTTGACAGCACCACCAGAAGTATTCCCTCAGAGGGACGAACTTGAACCATTGGTGTATGGGATTGGCGATAACAGCATTTGTGTCGCGTTCAACGAAGACATCATAGAGCGACTGATCGCAGAGTCTATTGAGAAGAACGGTGACACCTACGGGAAGCACGCATCAGCGTTCCTCCCAATCTCCCTTCTCCTCAACAAAGGTCTGAAAGCGGTTGAACAGTATTTGGAGAACAACCAATAATGTCCACCTACAGAGTCACCGTCATGGTCACAACAGATGTAGACGGCGAATACGACACCGACGCAATGACAAACGCGATACAGAAGATCCGCGCAATCGTCGGCGACGAACAAGAATGTTGGGTAACAGGAATCGCATCAGATTGCGACGGCGGATACCTGACATTCAAACAAACCCCTATTCCAAACTGAACGGTGGCGTATATAAAATGAAAACTTGTAAATACTGCGGGTGGGCAATAACAGAAGTAAACTATTCATCCCGCACATCATGGATGGATGAATGGTTTGAAGAAATCTGCGGATGGGAAAACAGAAAATCTCCACATATACCACTAGAAGAAAGAACACATAATGAAACCGTTTAACAAGATCCATTCAAAACAAATAGACATGGGTGTATGCCCACGATGTGAAGGGCTAATTCCCTCCAACGAACATCACAAACAATACATGGGCGCAATATCGCGTCTCACACGAGACAAGCACTCTAAACCGATAGAGATCTGTTCAGACTGTGGAACTGAAGAAGGGATGCAAGAACACTTTGAAGGTTTCGCAACACCAATCAAAGACTGGCCGATAATGACCAGTAACGCAATTAAACGACGATCAGATGCGTTTTACATTTTGATGGAATGGCAACAGAAGATAGATCAACTAGAAGATGATGAAGATGGCACAGAAGAACCGTTCTAAAACCAAACCGAAGTTATCCAAACTGAACGGTGGCGGAAACAATGATCTGTCACGCTCAATGCGTAACCATCCGACCTACAGAAAACCTGTGTTGAAGTTGGTTAAGTAGTGAGCGGGCTACGACACCCAACCCGACAGAAGGGTTCGTAGTCCCGCTCCACTACAACGACGAGTTTTTTAGATGGGGGTCTTCAAAGCCCCGCCGATACAAGGAAGGTTAGCAAGTCCCGCCCCCCAATAAGCGTTACCCCACATATTGTGGTCGGGAGCCCCGCACACCAACAAAAACCACAACATAACGATATATAACGTTACTAGTGGTTTTTCTTTTAAATGTGCGTGTAGCGGGACTGATCGTCTGCTATCTTGTACAACCACATCGGGACTGCGCCGAATGAAATAGTAAGCGCAATAAAGCAGTTCGTGACCCAACTGCAACGGTGGCGTATACAACCTTTCGCGCGCGATCAATAATCAAATCTTAATCTGCGACTACCCAAAATCGCGGATCTTGTTTCGGCTGCGCGTCCGCCAAAAAAGATTTGGTAAAGGTTCTCACACTCTCCAAAGTTTTAAACCCACTAGTGGTTTTTCCTCTTTAGTTAAATCAACGTGGCTACCACAGATGATTACTGCCACAACGTCCGGTCCGGCCGGACCAGATATTTATAGATTCCAATGTTGACCTTTTCAGTAAAAGGATGTAAAGTGTCTGCGATGGTTGAAGAACTGTTTCCCAATCCGAACGGTGGCGTAAATAAACCTAAACAAACCCGTCCACGGATCTCCACAAAACAACGCAACGCCAAAGCCAAAGAAATTTCCGACGAAGCAGTCAAAATCGTATGGGACTACTGGGTTAAAACAATGGGCTCCACCCGTGCCGTCCTAGACCACGAACGCAAAGTCAAAATCGCCGCATCAATCCACGACTACGGCATAGAAGCATCCTGCCAAGCCATAGACGGCTGTGCATCCTCCCCATTCCATATGGGCGACAACCCGCAACAAAAAAAATATAACGGTATAGATTTGATATTCCGAGACGCCGACAAAATAGAAGGCTTCATCCAACGATCAGAGAAACGCGACGCCCAACAAGATTTCATCAACAGCCCACGACGCAAAGCAGGCGAATAATGGATCAACAACAATCCACAGAACTAGTCAACCTCGCCTACTCTATGTGGAACAAAGAACTCCCCAACGACCCCAAACAAAAACAAACCATCTACACAGCATGGGATCTTGTCCTCCAAGACTGCCCATACAAACAACTAGAACTCATCCTAGTTAAACTAAACAGAACAGAACGCTTCCTCCCCACACCCGGCATGATCCACGAAGAATGGCAACAAACCCAACCAGACGCAGAACCAACCGCCACACAAGCATGGAACCTGTACTGCCACATACGAGACACCGTCAACTCAGGAACAGCACAACCCGACACCCAAATCCCAGTTAAACTACAACAAGTAATACGAATAGTCGGACTCAACCTCACCACAGGCGCAGACAGAGACCACTTCAAACAAACATACAACCAACATATAACAAAGCAATAACATAATGACCCAATACATACACGGCATCATCATCGGACTCTCACACGGAATCCTCCTCGGACTATACCTCGCACGAAAAAATGCCAAACACCCACCAGCCGGAGACAAACCAAAATGAAAAAACGACACGGACGCCCACCACACCGCGCACAACCAAACACAAAAACAACCCTAACCATAAAAATAGACGCAGACATCAAGAATTTGATGGTTGATCAGGCGGATGCTTTTGATTTGTCTATTGGTGAGTATTTGGGGATGTTGGTGGTTCGGGATTGGGGTGGTTCTGTTGGGGTTTAGGTCTAGGCGTGCTCGGGATGGGGATATGGTTTTTGTGACTGTTCCTTTGCCGGGGTGGTTGAAGAATGGTTTGGTGGATTTGGCTGAGGGTTCGGGTGTTTCGTTTCAGAAACTTGTGGGTTTGTTGTTGGTGAATGGTTTGCGTGATAGTGAGGGTCGGGCTTTGTTGGAGGTTTCGGATCCTGTTGAGCCTTTGTCGGGGGTGGTGGCTTATTTGCGGGGTGAGCGTAGGTTGGAGCCTTGTGGTTTGCCGTCTTGTGGTAAGAAGCCTGTTGAGGTTTTGGGTTCTGTTTTTTGTGATGTGTGTGGGGTTTGTTTAGGATAGATCCCACATTTGGCTGATTGATGGTCGGATTGGTTTGATGCCTCGGCGTTTTTGTTCGGCGGCTAGTTGTCGTGATGTTAAGCCTGCCCAGACTCCGTGCATGTCTATTGGGTGGTATTCTAGGGCTTCTTTGAGGCATTGTGGTCTGACGGTGCAGTGGGCGCATATTTCTCGTGCTTGGAGTATGTAGGTGATGTCTTTGTGGTGTTGGGGGAACATGAGGTTTGTTTTTCCGCGGCAGGCTGCGTGGGTTTGCCAGCGTTTTGTTTGTGTATCGTCTTGGGGTTTGTGGTGTTGTTGTTTCATTTAGGTTTATCTGTTTTCTGTTGTGTTTGTTGTATGTGGGTGTGGTATGGGTTTCCTGTGTTTGGGTCGTATTTGGATGCTGTGGCTAGGGCTTTGAGGGCGTGTTTTTTGGCTTGTGCAGGGTTTTTGGGGGTTGGCATGTTGTGTAGGGCGCCGAGTGCGTAGGCTGCTCCTGTGCCGAGGGCGTAGATTCCTGTTTGGTCTGTGAACCATGAGTAGTCGCCGTCTATGAGGTAGAGGGTTTGGTTGATGGCTACGAGTAGTTCTGAGTCGTGTTCGGCTTTGTTTGTGTTGGTGTTTGGTTCGTTGACGGTGTAACCGTTTTTTTCAAACATTTCTTTGATGGTGGGGATGAGTTTGTTGGTGATGAATTCGTCTAGTTTTTTGCCTTTGAGGTTTGGTGGGCAGACGGGTGGGTTGAGGGTGTGGGTGAGGAGGTTGATGGCTCTGAGGTCTCCTGCTGTGCCGATCAGGTATTTGCCGTTTACCGCTATTTTGGAGGTTTCGGTTTTGAGGGTGTTGATTTGGTAGGCGACACCGTTGCTGTCTACTGATGCTATTCGTGTGTCTCCTGCTATGAGACAGTATCCGTCTCCTTGTATTCCGATGATTGTTGTCATGGTTACATCGCTATGGGTTTTACGATGATGGGGGTTTGTTC